ACACCATGCACTATCCCCAGTGGGATCTTCCCATATAAGTTTATATTTCTTATAAGGAAACTTAACCATATTTCTTCTGATATAGGTTAGTTACCTTTGCTATATATGCTGGATCTTTCATACCTTCTTTCCAATATCTTGGATCTTTCATCATAGATTGTAGATCTCTTTCATCTAATTCTACATCTATAACAGTATTCGTATTAGGTAATGGCTTACTTCTAGATAAGCTCATTATTTCTTCTAGAGCTTTAACGCCTTCAGCAGTAGAAGCAAGATTGGCAATAACATCATAGGAATCAGTAGAAAGATATTTCTTACTCCACAGATCAGCAGCTTCAATGCGTTCTCTTGCGTTATCTCCCAGTTTTGCCATTTCTTCTTGAAGATTCGGTAGACCAGCAATTTCGTTATTAACAAAAGCCGCCACTCCCTGATCGAATACTTCCTGTGATAATCCATTATCTCGACAAATTTGTTGCCAAGACTTAACAAGTTCTTGTTCTGGATCAACTGTGATTTCAACATCTTCTGGTACTTCTGGTAGCCTTACTTCATAAGATTCAGGAACGCTAGATTTTCTTTGGTTCTCATAATCTTCTTGTACTTGTTTGACAAGATCTTCAGTTCGCATACCAAGTTTCTGCTCCAGAGCTTTGTATGATGCACCCAGTTCTTCAACTTTAATTTCATTTCTTTCTGTATCCCAAAATTTTTCTGGAATATATTCTGGTATCTGAACTTCTGAAGTGTTTTCTTGAGATACCTCTTGTGTCGTTTCTTGTAATTGTTCTTCTGTCATTAAACCTCCTTATCAGATTCAATTCTTTTCTTGATGATAAAATATAAATATCTCATTCCTTCAAGATGTCGTAGATGTTCGTTGCTAACATCTCTACCAGCAACTGAATCTACTGTAATGGATCTTAAATAATCCAAAACCTTTTCTCCTATGACAGTACTAAATACTGCTGCCATATCCGAATTAAGTTCTCTTTCTCTTTCTTCTGTACGATAAAATCCATCAATAGATAGATGGCTTCCTTTAGGCTTGTTCTGGAGCTGCTCCCAACTCATTCATTCCTCCTTGTTGTTGTTGCATTACCTGTTGCATCTGCTGAACTACTTGTTGTTGTTCTGCTGCATCTCTAATTAGTTTCTCAGGTAAATTCATTTTCTCTGCTAGATATCTAGCTACTTCTTCTTGTTTGACAATAAGATTCAATACTTGTGGTCCAAATGTTTGACCTAGTGTTGCATTAAATCTATTCACATCAGCAATATCTTGTTCGTTCTGCGCCCTTGATAATGGTGATTCTGGAATAATTTTGATTTCTTTATTGTTCAATGAAGGTAATTCTATTCTACCTTGCTTCTTTAAAATGTAAATAACCCTTCTAATTAATGGCATAATAAACTCAGACTGTAATCTTCCAAAGGATGATCCAATCTGTCTAGATAAATCTGCCATTCTTTCAGCTACTTCTGTTGCTGACATAGGTGTACCTTTGGTTGGTCCAAGTGTTTCCATGTATAGAGCTTTACGAATATTAGTTCTCATATCGTCTAATACTAACTGAGCCACATCAAATCTACCTGCTGCACTAATAGGTTGTAGTCCTCTAGATCCTGGAGCTACAGGAATAATTGTGCCAGGCACTAATTGAATATTATCTGGATTAATAACTCCGTCATCTTCTAACTGATAAATACCAGAGATATTCATCTGTGCATTTTCTAAAATTAATTCAATGGTTAAGTTTGTTGTCTTAATAGCTGACATAGCATTAAACACTGGTCCACGACCATACACTTCACCACTTGCTTTGTTCCATCTAAATGTAATAAAGGGATTAGAACCTTGTCCTTCAAACTGATCTTCAAATATTATTTGTTCATGATCTTTGACACAAACAACATAATCATAAACTTCTTTGTTTGGATCTTTATAGTTTCTCATTGTACCTTCAATAACAGTACACTTAGCATCTGGCTCATTTAAAACTTTATCTTCTAAAGTATCTAAGTTAGCTTCTGGATATAAAATTTTAATATCACCTAATCTGATTTGACGTTTTCTAAATACGCAATCAATTCTATTATCTGGTCCAGAGTTTAAATAAACATGAGGTAATGGAATAGAATTAAATATAATAGGGTTAGTTGAATTACCTTCATTCACTAACATCACACCAGTACCAATCGCTAGATCCATAAATGATTCATGGACTTCTTGATTAAAGTTAGAAGCATGAAGTATCTCAAATATATAGTTAGTTATTTCATCTAACTGTTCATCTACTTGGGGAGCTATTTGAGGTGGTATCTCAATACCTGCTTTTAAATTAATCCATCTACCAAAGGTAGGAGTAATACCTGCCTGTAGTCTTGATGCAAATTCTTGAATACCTACGACAGCAGTTTCATCAAAGATTCTATCTGTTCTTTTTTCTCCAGGTGATTCATCATAAAAGGCTTCTCTGCCTGGCATTGTATATTCATAGGCTTCTTCAAACTTAGGAATCCAATGTGTCTTTAACTGTTCTGCATGACTAAATCTTTTTAGAAATGTTTTAGAGTTCATGACTCCTGTATGAGGAGCTGATCTATAGTTAAAACTATACACTACTTACCACCACCAAAAGTTCTATTGGTTGCTGTAATAAATTTTCTTGATGCTTCTGTCATAGCTGCTCCTTGAATTTGAGCTAATCTAGCTTTTCTTTTTTGTTCTGCTTCAGCAAATTCTGTAGTGCTTTCTGTAGATGGTGTTGTTGCAGCAGTACTTCCAGAATCTTTACTATCTCCATAAGAAAAAAATCCAGAACTAGATACACCTTTCATAATTGCACCTATTGGACTTAATGATCCAGATATAGCAGCATTAATAACTGTAGGTATTAATCCTTTAACTGGTTGTGGTTTAGGTGTGTATTTAGAAAACTCTCCTGTATATCCTGGATCAGGAGCTTGACCACCTACTAAACCTCTAACTATATCTCCACCTAATTCTCTCAATGTTGGTTCATTAGCTGTAATTCTACCAGTAAAGTCTTGAGCAGTTACTCCTGTTCTATAAACAGGCTTACCATCTTTTTGTGTTAAACCTTTAACAGTAGGAGATGCTTCTACAAATTTAACACCTCTACCATAGTTAGCAGCTTTTTGTAATTCAGCTTCTCTCTTTTTAGAAACTTCTCCACCTGTCATAATGTTTTCCATTAAGGTAGCTGTTCTTGATTCTCTTGTTACATCTCTAGGAGATCTTGCTGCATTAGCTGATCCTGCTGTTGATCTAGTAGATCCCATTATGTTTCTTTACCTTCTGAATAAAATCCACGACCACCAGCTCTAGCAAATAAAGATCTTGATCCTAGTTTACCAGCAGCAAATCTTTTCTTTCTACGTTCTTCAGCTTTAGCTAATTCTTCTTTTTCTTTTTCAGCAGCAATACGTTCTTCTTCCATTTGTTTTTCTAGTGCTTTCTCACTAGCTGACTTTTCATATTTAGGTGGTTTTAAAAATCCCATTGTTCACAACCTTGTTTCTTTAAATATTTATATAACTGATAAGGGGTAATAATCAACTTATTTATTCCTAGTATTCTCATTACAGTAGTAACACAAGAATGTTCTCTTAACCATGCAGCTTGGAATAACCTGAACTTCTGCCTGAATAATTTAGCTTTTATAAACGTACCCCCCATAGATTTAACAAAATCAAATACTTTAGCTACATCTTCTCCGTTCAATATTTTTACATCTAATCTTTTATGAATATGCTCTATGGCTATCCATTTTTGTTGTTTAACGTCATATCCTAACATTCCACAATGAGCCATCCCTTTTCTTCTAAAGATATGATACCACTCCTCATGAGGTGGATCAAAGAAGTAGATCAACCATTCCTTCGGAAAATATCCCACTTCTTCCTCCTGTTCATGGAACTACGATCAAAGATATTCCAATTCTTATAAGCATTAGCTACTTGTGGTCTAGCTGGACCTACAGTCAATGATCTACCTTCACCAGCACCTAGCATCAGATACTGTAGTGCATCATGTACATGGGAAAACTTATTCTTGTTAGGTTTATCTTCATATCTTTCTCCAGAGGTTTGGATTCTTCTATAATGATATCCACCTAAGAATCCTTTACGTAAAGACTTACAAGATTTATTTAACAAAAAGCCAGGCTTTCCATCTACCATTCTATTCAATGCAGTTTCTACAGATTCTATTCTGAGTCCTACATCATTGGATGGTGCAGGAAAGGCTTGGATGCCTTGTTGTCTAAGTATCTGAAACGGAGTTGTTTCATCTGTCTGCGCCCTAAAATCTCCAGCAGGATCTCCAAATATTTTTAAATCTTTATCAGCACAATGTTTAATAATCTCATGCTTGAGTAATTCACTAAACTTAACTGTACCTATATCAAAACAAACGAGTTCATGCAGGATTAACCATCTACCATCTGGTAGCTTCTGACCAAAGACAGCAGAAGGTGTAAGACCGAAGTCTAATCCAATATAAACAGTAACAGGTGCAAAAGGTACTTCTTCATCTGCTAAGTGGACATCTTCTCTAAAAGATGGATAAACTAACTTACCATCTTCTATTGTTCCTAATTTATTTAAAACATAAACGTCAATCCAAGACTTAGACTTTCCTCGTATGATATTTGGATAGTAATCTGGTGTAACATTTTGAATATTTTCTGCATCACTGTTAAGTTCATAACCTTTAATCTTATCGTTTTCTTTCTTCTCAATCATACCTGGAGGTTGTACAAAAAATTTCCAGTTGTCTGGTTTGACTAACATAATAGATTCTTCTTGGCTCATATGATCTGGCATAGGAACTTCACCAGACATAATGGACCACCAATGATCTTCATCAGGTGCGTTGGTATCAGCAATAACACCATACCAAGTAGGTCCACCATCTTTCATTGAAGGAAATCTACCAACACGCATTGTACACGCATCCACAATAGATTTAGGAATTTCTCTTGCTTCATTGATCCATACACCAGTTAATTCTAAAGACAATAGTTTCTTGACATCTTCTGGTCTATCTAGTGCTAGAAAGATAACTTCTAGTTCAACATCTCCTACATGAATGTTATGGGTAAAAGGAACAGAGTAAGCAAAGTTACCAAATGAATTTTCTGGAAACCAATCTAACCATGTCTTGATGGTCGTTGTCTTTAACTGAGGGTTGGTATTTCTAATAACTGCCCATCTAGATTTACGTTTACCATCTGGACCAGGTTCTTGTTTTAAGGCACGTCTAAAGATTTCAATACAACAAGATACAGACTTCCCTGATCCTACTGGACCACGTAATCCTCGAAAGAAGGAATCATCCTTCATAAAGGTTTTAACGATTGTACCTGGAGCTTTATAGTTGAGTTCTGTCAAGCAATACCATTATCTACAGATCTTTTGATTAACTTGTAGATAGTTTCTGGTAAGAGGGAGTCTATAAATTTATCGGCTTCATGGTCCGAGAATCTTAGATCTTTAGGATAGTGTTTGAAATGTTCCTTCTTCACTATCTTACGAAGTCTTTGACGATCCTCGTAAGATAGCTCCTCTGCGTACCTCATGTTTAATTAAATAATAGACCTGCAATAATTAATAAAGCAGCACAACAAATAAATATCTTTGCATTCTTGTTGAGTTTATTCCATTGAGTTTTTAACCAATCCATTACTTACCATACCCTTTCTTTATGGTGATTTTCTTTCCAGACTTCTTAGCGTCTTTCTTAGCAGCTGCCATTCCAGCTTTGGTATATGGATATTTTTTCTTTCCTACATTAGGCATTATAAAACCCTCCTAAACGGTTTTACTTTGGCAGCAATAGACTTAGGTTGTTTAACAAATTGTTTCCCACTCTTACTGCCTTTTCTCTTAGCTCTAGTTGTAGCTGCATATTCACTAGCAGTCAATGACTTGATCGCAGCTTCTGGTAAGTAGCGTTCACCAGTTTGACTGGATGGCTTTCCAGATTTGGTTCTCCATTTCTGTTTAGTCCATGCCTTCAAACTTTGTTGTGGCTTCTTCATCTATAACCACCACCCTTTGCTTTATATTCTTTGGCTAACATCTGAGCCTTTCTAGCAGACCACTGTCCAGGCTTTCCTCCTTTACCTCCAGCTTTAATTCGCTGAAATAAACTCTTTCTCATTCCAGGCTTGGTATAATTACCTGCCTCATTGACTTTACTTACCATTTGACTTTATCTGCCCAATAGGCAGCAGACATATTCCCTCTAGCTATATTTCTGGCATGTCTAGCTTTAAAAGACTTTCGTTTCATTTTCATTCTTTGAGATTCACCAGCTTTGGGTTTCCCTGCTGTACTAGCTCCCTGTTCTCCAAATCTAATTGTTTTGACTTTATCTCCAGACTTAGCAACCACCACATGAGATTTCTTGGGATGTCCAGGAGTTCTTTTTGGTTTATTAAATCCAGATACTCCTGCTCGTGTCAGACGTGGATCTGCCATTATTTACTTGGTTTAAAAGAATTTAACCATTTCTTCGCATTAGATAATAAAACTTTAAAACCTATAGTATTAAAATTATCTTCATTCATCATCATGGCTTTTAAACCATTAGCTCCAGAATCATTAACATATCCTTTAAGAAGTCTATCTTTGTTATAACCTGCATCTAATAAGTTCTGTTTTTTATTATCAGACATTTCTGCCCATTGTTCATTAAAAGCCTTAGTAGCTTCTGATACTTTACTTGCTTTTATATCTGAAACTTTCTTTTTGTATTTCTTTGCACCAGGCAACATTGATTGTCTTGTTCTAATCATAAACGTACTTTACTAAAAAAAAATATATTTTCAACGCTGTTTGTAATGCTGACCACAGAGGAAATAATAACTCCCTATCTCGTTCTTGATATGAAAGGGAGCAAATTCTCCACACTCACGACAACGACAATACTTAACGTGTTCTTCGTGTGTCCAGCTTAATATTTGTAACTGATTGTAAAACGTACTATTTTG